CAACAGAATCTAACACAACAAAACTATCGTTCAATATATATGAACCATATGGATTTTCTTTTATATCTAAATTACGGCAAGCATCATCAGCCCTACAACAACGTAGTAGAATAAAAAATTATACTCAGGTATCAAATGAATTAAAACAGTTTTATATTTTAGGTATAAGATTTCAAGGATATGATATCAATGGCAATTTGCTATCGGCAAAAGATAGTGGCATTATTGACACTAAACAACCAAACATATCTAGTGGAGTATTTGAAAGATTTTATGATTGTGTTATTACTAACATGAAATTTACGCTTGATGGAAAAATATCAACATATAAAATTGAAGCAAACTCACTTGCGCCAGACACCGCATATGGTGTTAAACGTGGCAGAATAAGTAATGGTCAAAATATTGTGGCCTCGTCAGTGGAAGAAGCATTAAATGGCAGAGGTCCTGGGATAAAAAGTTTGATGAAAGTGTTGAATCAAAACGAACAAGATAGATATGATAAACAAGAAATTAGTAGACCAAACGAATATTATGTTGAATATATTGGAAATGCAGACTCGATCAAGACTGCTAGATTGGTTGATGTAGCTAGTATTGACCCTTCACGGTTGCCAATGGGAAATGCAACAACCACAGCAGAATCAAATGAATCTACTGCATTAAAAAGTAGAAATCCGGACTTTACCAAAAGAACAATTACTTTTTCTAATGATACTAGTATTTTACAGGCAATCAGTGATATTATTAAACAAAGTACATATTTGTCTGATGCAATGAAAATACTTAAAGACACTAGTTTGGATAGTAATACCGGTAGTGATGCTGAAAAGCAAGAGAAAAATCCAGCAAGAATTAAATGGTATAATTTAAGTTCTAGAGTTGAGTGTTTAGAATGGGATACCAAGCGAAATGATTTTGCATATAAAATAACATATGTAATTCAACCATATGAAACACCGGCTGCAATAAGCCCATATATACATAAAACTTCAAATTATTATGGTCCACATAAAATTTATGATTATTGGTTCACCGGTAAAAACACAGAAGTAATAAGCTATGAACAGGTATTAAACAATGCATATTACATGGTTGCATTGGATCCGTCTAATGATCCTGCTTCACATGGTGGTGAAATAGATGTGTCACAGGTTACAGACCGACACGATAATCAACCTAGACAAGGTGCCCCCGATGTTGGATTGGGCCCACAGAACTCATATCTAACTAGTTTATTTGATCCAAAAGGTTTTGCAGAAGCAAAAGTAAGTATTATGGGTGATCCGGATTATTTGATGAGTGATTCGTCCGGATCATTGAATCAAGTGTATAGTCAGTTTTATGGTCCAGATGGGTTCACTATTAATGCTAACGGTGGTCAAGTTTTTATACAAATAAATTTTAAAGAAGGTGTTGATTATAAAAACGAAGATGGATTAATGAGTATTAACGAATCGTTATTATTTTGGAAATATCCAAAAAGTGTAAAAAATGTAAAAGGTATACACTACTTGCTTATTAGTGTAGATAGTGATTTTAGTCGTGGTAAATTTACACAACAACTTAAGGGTAGAATTTACACATTCCCAGGAGCGGAACAAGACGATCAAAAAGCAGGGGCAACTAGAGAAAATAATACAAGAGATGCACTGAATAGTTCAGATGTTAGACAATCTACCTCACAAGCAGGGACAACTGCTACAACTAATGCCAATGGCTCTACTGACGGAGTAACTGGATTATTACCGGATGAATTGGCAGGATTGGATCCTAATATTGCGTCACAACAAGCGGAAAATCAAATAGCATTGAACAGAAGTGACCCGCCGATGAATTCAATAACATCCCCTACGGGAGGTAGCAACAACGTATCTGCACCTCCTGGGCTTGGTGGAGAAGCAACCAATAGCTCAGCCGGGGCACAGATTAATGGTGGACAATTTGTTGTGAAAAATGTAGCAGATGATGATGCTAGTACTGGTACAACTAATGTAACTCCGTCAGCACAGGGTGGTAGAGAAGAAGAAGAACCACCGGGTATTGCTCCTATAAATAATAGAGACTTAAGCATAGGCTTGGGTCCATAATAACTAGAGAAACTATATGTCAATAGACGGATTTAAACCAAGAGGTGTAACTAAATCAACCCTGCCTACAGCCGGCGGCGGTATTATACGTAGCACCCCTCTACTAGGTGTTGTTAAAAATAATATTGACCCAACACGTTCCGGACGGTTAGAGGTATATTTAAAAGAGCTTGGTGGAAAAAATCCGGACAACAACTCAAGTTGGGTTACTGTTAACTATCTATCACCTTTCTTTGGTGCAACTACTCCTACTGGTAACAATACTGGATTTGGAGAATATACTAAAAATCCAAATAGCTATGGTATGTGGAATAGTCCACCTGATATTGGTACAGTAGTAGTTTGTTTGTTTATTAACGGTGATCCCAATTATGGATTTTATATAGGAGCTATACCTCCAGCAGACTCGTTGCATATGGTTCCTGCTATTGGAGGTAGTGATAATATTGTACCTAACGCCGGTGAGGCGGCACGATTAGGTGGGGCAGTAAGATTACCTGTAGTCAATATAAATTCAAATAATGAAGGTATTGTTAATAGTAGCAAATACTTAACAGATGCCAAACCTGTACATAGTTATGCCGCTAGTATATTAGCGCAACAAGGATTGATTAGAGATCCAATTAGAGGTGTAATCGGGTCATCTGCACAACGTGAAAGTCCAAGCCGTGTTGGTTGGGGAGTAAGCACACCCGGTAGACCCATATATGAAGGTGGCTATACAGATGAATCTATTGCAACAGCCGCCTCTAGTGATAAACCAACCGGACTAAATGTTGTTGCACGTAGGGGAGGCCATACTCTAGTAATGGATGATGGTGATATTCTAGGTAAAGATCAATTAGTAAGAATACGTAGTACTTTAGGCCATCAAATATTAATGAGCGATGACGGTCAAACATTGTTTATCATTCACGCAAATGGACAAAGTTATATTGAGTTAGGTAAAGAAGGTACTATTGATATGTACTCTACTAACTCTGTTAATGTAAGAACTCAGGGTGATTTAAATTTACACGCCGATAACAATATTAATATTAACGCCGGTAAAGCATTGAATATAAATGCAGATACAATTGCAATTAGTAGTGAAAAAGAAACAACACAGAAAGTTGGAACAGATTTTAGTTTATATGCCTCTGGTAAATACACAACTAAAGTTGATGGAAAAATGAGTTTTGCTAGCGGTGCAGACGCATCGTTTTATAGCGATTCAGTCACATACATTAATGGTAGTAAGATTAACTTGAATACAGGTTCATCAAGTTTGGTACCACAAGAAGTTAAACCATTACCTTTAACAGCACATACTGACACATTGAATGATGCTACTAAGGGATGGGCGGCCGCACCGGGTAAATTATTAAGTATTGTAAGTAGAGCACCTGCTCACGCACCGTGGGCTAGCGCAAATCAAGGTGTTGATGTTAAAGTTGATAACAATGCAGGTACGGCATTGCCGGCAGCACCGTCATCTGCAGTTGCGGCAGCAAATGCTAGTGCAGGAGCACCAACTAATCCAGTAAGTGTTGCTGTAGCATCTACTGTACCACCATCATCAGCAATTAGTGCGGCATTAGACAAAAATACAACAGGCACAATGGTTGGTCAATTATCTACCTTAGCCGCAACAGGACCGGCAGCCGCCGCAGTTAAATTAGGTGCAGGAGTAGTAGAAACAGCATCGGGTCCGGTCGGTGTAGTAGGTGGTATGGCACAAACTTTTAATCAAATGGAAGTTAACCAGATTATTAAACCAGGTACGGCTGCATATGCCAACAGTTTAGTACAAAGTGGTAAAACAGTACAGCAAGTATTAACTCCTAATATGTTTACGGGCAAAGATGGTATTACAAATTTAAATTCTTATATAAACAATCCAGTGGCACAAGTTGCCGGAGCGGTTGTTGGATTAAAAATAGCACAAAAAGCATTAACCACTAGTGGATTAATTACCGGAAAAGAATCAGGCACGGTAATTGCCGGTTTAGTAATGGCAGCATCTACCGTAGGAGTACAAAATACAGTAAACTTAGTTAGCAATGCAGCCAGTGCAGTAACCGGAGCAGTTAATGGTGCAGTGGCAAATGTAGTAGGTGCGGCAACAGGTGCATTGAATAGTGTATTAGGGTCAGCTAGCAGTTTAGTATCAGCAGGTAATTTTGCTGGTAACTTAGCAAGTACCGTAACAGGTGGTTTAAGTAGTATTGCAGGTGCATTAGGTGGAATGGCTAAAGGAGCTATAGGTGGAATAGCAGGATTATTAGACAGTGCTAAAGGTGTAGCAGGCAGTGCATTTGCAGCCATCACCGGAGCATTCCCTACATTACAAGCCGGAGTACCTCAAAATATTAAAGATATAACAGAAAAAGCACAAGCGGCCGCACAGGCTCCATCAACCGGTGGGATAGCAGGTGTGTTAGGTGCTGTTACTGGAGGAATAACAGGTGCGTTAGGTTCAGTAACTAGTGGATTAACAGGTGCATTAGGTGCAGTAACAGGGGCAGCCAGCGGATTATTAAAAACGGCAACAGGTATAACAGCAAACCTATCTACTGGATTGGGAGCATTACCCGGTGGTGCTGGTGTAGTTGCTTCTGTAGTTAACAATGCCTTCGGTGCCGTTAATAATGCACCAGGGGTAGCAGCCATCACAGCTTTAGCCGGCCAAGCAAGCGCAATTACAAATGGTATATCTAATATAGCATCAATTAATCCTCTAGCATCATCTGGTGCATTGTCAGCAGCCACAGGAGCAGTAGGAGCATTAACAAAAGGGTTAGATGATTTAAAGAGTGGTAAGAAAACATTATCTAACTTAGCCTTCGAAGGATTGCCAACAGGGGTAGCATCACAATTACAAGCATTAGTTAGTTCTTTTCCAAATTCTGGGTCAGGAGGAAACTCATTAAAGCTACCTACAGTAGCTATTAATACAAATACCCGTGATACCGCACAGACAAGAGACATACTTGGAGATTCTAGAATACCGGAACCAAACTTTGCAGGTGTTAGTGAAGATGCATATAAAGCTGGACTGTCTACGCTTGATACAAAAAAAGAAAAGTATAAAGAAATTGATGCAAAATTAGAGGCTTTAAACGAGGAAGCTAAAACGGTTAGAGCACAATATAATGCGTCTGCCGAAACATATGAAAATGCAAATAATAACTTACCTGCAGGTGACCCGTCAGTCAGGGCAATATACGAAACAACACAACAATACAGGTCACAATTATTAGCAATTCAGAAAAAAGGATATGAACTGCTAAACGAGCGAAACAGCATAGCATAAATACGTTATAGGATAAAATATGCCATCATACATTGGTTTCAGTACTATTAACTCTAACAAGCCCCGTTCTACTAATTTACCAGCTGGTATTGCTGGTGGAGTAGGTTCTATGGTACAACCAGTGATTCCTGGCAAAAAGTTTAAGCTAGTGGACGAGCAGTTGGTTATACAAGATTTCATTAATGCATTGAATATTCAACAGGGACAAAAAGTTGGGAATCCGGGTTACGGAACTACTCTTTGGAGTTTTGTTTTTGAACCAAATACGTTTGATGTACAGAACAAATTAGAAACAGAACTTAGACGAGTTGCAAATCAAGATCCGAGATTGATAGTCAATACCGTTAGTGCTTACCCACAAGAAAATGGCATATTAATTGAAATGGAAATAGCGGTTACCCCATTCAATAATGCACAAGCATTAAGCGTTTTCTTCAATAATAGTACAAGTACTGCAGTTATTCAATAATATCTTCCAAAAGTGTGGTTTTCATTTAAGATAAATACTTAAAAGAGAATACCATTATGGCTACAAGTTCACGACAATCAGCACTATTCGGCGTTAACGATTGGAAGGCAATTTATCAAACCTTCCGTGAAGCCGATTTCCGTTCATATGACTATGAAACACTACGCAAAAGTTTCATAGATTATCTAAGAGTTTACTATCCGGAAACATTCAATGATTATATTGAATCATCAGAGTTTATAGCGTTATTAGACGTTATGGCTTTTATGGGTCAGGGTTTAGCTTTCCGTAGCGACTTAAACGCACGTGAAAACTTTATTGATACTGCGGAACGTAGAGATAGTGTTGTTAAACTAGCAAACTTGGTTAGCTATACTCCTAAACGTAATTTAGCAGGTCAGGGCTATATCAAAGTAGTAAGTATTCAAACAAGTGAAAATATTACTGACTTAAATGGATTTAATTTAAGTAATCAAACAGTATTATGGAATGACCCTGCAAATATTAATTGGCTAGAGCAATTTAATACAGTAATAAATGCAACACTAGTTAATAGTCAACGTGTTGGTCGTCCAGGAAATACCTCACAAATTTTAGGTATTAAGACTGATGAATATGCTATTAATATTCCATCTACTAGTTTGCCAATTATACCGTTTAGTGCTACAGTAGATAACACTACAATGAATTTTGAATTAGTTAGTGTAACTAGTTTAGATGAAGATTATGTATATGAAATTCCTCCTGCTCCTAGCGGACGTTTTAATATGCTATATCGTAACGATAAATTAGGTTACGGTAGTCCAAATACAGGTTTCTTCTTTTATTTTAAACAAGGAAATCTACAGACTTACGATTTTAATTTAGCACAACAGATTAGTAATCAAGTAGTTGATGTTGATATTCAAGGTATCAACAACACCGATACTTGGCTATATCAGTTGAGTACCGATAATAGTAATACAACTACTAGGACATTATGGAATAAAGTAGAAAATGTATATGCGGATGCTTACCTTCAAACTGAAAGTAGTATTCGTAGAATATTTGCTGTAGCTAGCAGATTTAATGACCAAGTTAGTTATACTTTTGGTGATGGAGTATTTTCCGAAATTCCAGTTGGAACATTTAGAGCATATGTACGTGCAGGTAATGCATTGACATATACGATTGATCCAACTGAAATGCAGAATCTATCAGTTTCAATAAGTTATATTAGTAGAGTAGGACGAACAGAAACACTTACATTAGGATTAGAATTACAGACACCAGTGTCAAACGCACAGGCAAGAGAAACATTAGCAAACATTAAACAACGTGCCCCTACTCGCTACTACACACAGAATAGAATGGTTAATGGTGAAGATTACAACAATTTCCCATATACATTATACAGTTCTATTATTAAAAGCAAAGCTATTAACCGTAGTTCTGTTGGTGTATCAAAAAACTTAGACCTGTTAGATCCTACCGGAAAATACTCCAGTACCAATTCATTTGCAAGTGATGGTGGTATGTACCAAGATAGCACTAATGGCAATGAGTTATTAACTATTAATAGTTCTGGTGATATTATTACTTTCTTGACAGATACATTGGCTTCATTGCTAGCAGACAATCGAGCAAGACAGTATTACATTCAAAATTATACACGTTACAGTGTCAATGCCGCATCGGGTGATAACACAGTATATTGGCAAGAAGAAACAGTTGACACTAATAGTTTAACTGGATATTTTTATAATATAAATGGAAGTGCTAATGTACCTGTTTCTGTAGGAACGTATTCATCATATAATATGAAATATGTAACTAAAGGTGCAATGATTAAGTTTATCGCCCCGAGTGGTTATTATTTTAATAATAACAATCGCTTAGTAGCCGGCATTGCAAGCCCATCAGATGCCACATACATTTGGACTACTGTGTTAAATGTAGTGGGTGACGGATATAATAACGGTGAGGGTGCTTTTAGTAATGGTACCGGTCCGATAACATTAAATGGGTATGTGCCGCAGGGCGCAATTGTATCTACAATAATTCCTGCATTCGACAATTCATTGCCTAATTTAGTGTTACAGGAATGTATTGTTAGAATGGAATTAAATCAAAGCTTTAGTTTGATATTCAATAACAGTCTAACAGTAGCGCAAGATCGTTGGAGTATTGGTGCATATAATGCTAGTAACTATTTTGTAAATTTACAAAGTGTAGGTAATAACCGTTATAGTGTAGCATATCGTTCTTTAGCATATTATTTTGGTAGTGTTGCCGACACTAGATTTACATACGAAAGTGGTAAGTTGGTATATGACCCTGTTACAGGTAAAGTATTACAAGATTTTGTAAAAGTATTAACTACCAACACACAGCCCGGTAGTAACTATCCATTAACAAATGCAGTGCCAGTAAGTATTATTGGACAGACAATAGAGAGTGATGGCTATGTAAATGACTTTGAAGTAGAAGTAGCTAGCATTGATGTTAATGATAGAACTATTGTTAGTAACCCAGATTTCTTTACTGAAGTTACTGGATATGTCAATGGTAACACAAATATTGGTATATATACTTTCTTTGAATTAATACAAGATGCTGTTAATTTATCACGCTATCAATTAATAGCATCAGGTGAGGTTGTTTATCAATATGCAAATAAAACTCAAATTGAAATAGTTAAGTATGAATATCCTCAGGGTCAATTATTCTATGCATATACTGATAATTTATTCTACACAACTATACAAGACCAAACGATTAACACTCCGTATTACCTAGTTATTGAACAACCTCAATATAGTATGAAATCAGGTCGTCAAGGGTTGCAGTTTCAATATCGTCATAATAGTAATAATACAACACGTATTGACCCTGCAACTACAAACATTATTGATTTGTATCTAGTTACACAGGCATATTATACTGCATATCAGAATTGGATTCAAGATACTACTAACACAGTAATTGAACCAGATCGTCCTACTATTAATGAATTGCAACAAGCATACGGAACATTAAATGATTATAAGATGTTAAGTGATAGTATAATTTTAAATAGTGTTGTGTTCTTGCCATTGTTTGGACCTAAAGCTCCAACAGCATTAAGAGCCACAGTTAAAGTTATTAAATCATCTTCTACTAATGCAAGTGATAGTGAAATTCGAAGTGCAGTTCTTTCTGCAATGAACGATTATTTCAATATTAATTTTTGGACATTTGGAGATACTTTCTACTTCAGCGAATTGAGTGCGTACTTGCATTCGCAAGTAGGTGAGTTAATAAGTTCTGCTGTGCTAGTACCTAACGACCCTACAATGAATTTTGGTGACTTGTATGAAATTAAGGCTGCCCCGTATGAAATATTTGCTAACGGTGCAACAGCAAATGACGTAGTAGTTATTGCCGCGCTTACTCCTGCAGAATTACAAATAGCATAAGTATAATATAACCATAGAGAGAAACGATGGCAACAAGAATAAGAACATTAAATTTTCTACCTGAAATATTTAAAACAACAACTAATAGTCAATTTTTAAATGCTACTTTGGATCAATTGGTAGCGCAACCAAATACAAAAAAAATTGAAGGTTATGTAGGTAGTAAATTTGGATATGGGGTTAATGCTAAAGACAAGTATGTAATAGAACCTAATAAAACACGTACGGACTATCAACTTGATCCTGGAGTCACGTTTCTTAAAAAAGACACAAATGTAGCACAAGATTTTCTTAGCTATCCTGGCATTATAGATGGGTTAAAATTAGAAGGTGCAGTAACAAATGATAACAACAGACTATTTACTAGTCAGTTTTATTCTTGGGATAGTTTTACTAATTTAGATAAGATTATTAATTTTAACCAATACTATTGGTTAGCTGAAGGCCCAGCCCCAGTTACAATTAGTACTGAAACTGTTTTCAATGCAACTGACTACACTATCACTAGCTTATCTAATGGGTATCTTGTAGTTGCTGACGGCGCATCTCAAGGTTCAGTTAATCCAACGTTAACTTTACTACGTGGCGGTACTTATCGTTTTTCAGTAAACCAAGATAGTCAATTTTGGATTCAAGGTGCTCCTGGGGTAACTGGATTTGACCCAACACAACCTAACATTCAAACACGTGAAGTATTAGGAGTAGATAATAATGGTACTGAAGTTGGTGTAGTGACATTTACTGTACCATTTAAAAATGCACAAGATGAATATATTTTCCCTGGCAATAATCGTGTTGATGTAGTGTCAACACTCCCATATGATGATGTTAATGGAGTATTGGTTAGTAGTCTAACTAATGGCATTGATGGTATCACCTCATTAGAAGGTCTTACTGTAATGTTTTATGATACCGGTGTTGCGAATGAACAAGGCTTTATTTCAAAATTCTATGATACTACAACATATGATGAAGACGGAGGATCCTCGTATACCCCACCTGGTTCTAGCGTAGATTTTAATAATTATGAAGGTGGATACTATACTGATGTATTTTCTACTTTTTATACAATAACGTATGAAGGTGATCCAACAAATCCAGTTATTAGATTAGTTAATACTGGCACTATACCAGTTGAAGAAAAAATTACTGTAAATTATGGTACTGAGTGGATTGGCAGAAGTTTCTATTTAAACACCACCGACACAATAGAACTAATACCATATTTAAGTTCATTATTAGATACACTATACTATCAAGATGGTACGTCTAGTAACAAAGTTGGTCAAATTAAGCTTATTGCCAGCAACACAACTAACACCATTAATATATTAACAGATGTGATTGGCAAAGCTAACTATACATCACCGAACGGTGTTGTATTCACAAACGGATTAAAAGTAATTTTCTCGGGTGATATATATCCAACAAGTTATGAAAATGTTCAATATTATGTTGAAGGTGTAGGGTCGGCAATCCAATTAGTTCAGGTTGCTGATTTAATTGCACCAGAACCTTTTACTGCAGGATCTTATATACCATACGATACTTTACCGTATGATGTGGGTAACTATGATAGCAATTTATATGTACCGGTGACACCTGATTATATTACTATTGCTAGAAATAGCATAGATGAAAACGCATGGTCAAGAAGTAATCGCTGGTTCCACATTGATGTGATTACTGCCACTGCCACTTATAATAATAATCCAGATTCAATAACCATATATGCTACGGCATCCAATAAAGCTAAACGTCCTATTATTGAATTTTATCCTAATTTAAAATTATTCAATTCAGGCATTGTGGGCAAAGCACCAATTGACTTTATTGACTTTAGAACACCCGATGCATTTACGCAAGTAGCTAGCCAAGAAGTATATTATCCGGACGTAGAAGTTTATACAGCATATACTGTCGAAATTACCGGAGTGACCGGTACCTCTACTACTATTGATATTCCTACAACTGATATTACTGGTTCTTTTCAAATTGGTCAATATGTTGCTGATTTAGTTATAGATGGACCTAGTCAATTACCTCCCACAACTCAAATTACAGATATTTCTACTGCTAGTGGTACAACTACACTGACAGTAACTTGGGTAGGATCAACAACAATTATCGGAACCACTACAGAAGAAATATCATTAATTGCAAACGATGAACAGAATGACGAATACGCAATATTTGATGGTGCAAGAATTGTATTTGCTGCCGACACACGTGATAATGTAAAAAATAAAATATATATTGCTAGATTTAGTTCTATCTCAGTAGGTTCTAATCCAATAATAACTTTAACAGAAGCATCAGATGGATTAGTATTGCCTGCTGAACAAACTTTTACATTTAGAGGTTATAACTACCAAGGTAAAGATTTTTACTTTGATGGTTTAGATTGGATATTAGGTCAACAAAAAACTACATTAAATCAGCCACCGTTATTTGATATATTTGATGAAAATAATATAAGTTTTGGTAACAGAGAGGTATATGTAGGAACATCATTTGCAGGTAATAAGTTATTTGCATATGGTATAGGTGTTGGTATTGACGATGTAGTCTTAGGCTTCCCGTTACTATATAGTGCGGTAGACAATGTAGGAGACATTACCTTTAACGTATCTTTAAACTTAGATACATTTGATTATGTAAGCGGAACAACTCCAAAAACACAAAAAGTTAATACTGGTTATGTTTATAATTATAATGACTTGACTTCTTACACAAGACAATTGGGTTGGCAAACAGCAGTTGCACCTAGTGTGCAATATCAGATATTTGAATTTAATTATTATGCTAATAATCCAACTACAACTTATACTTGCGACATTGCAAAATTAGCAGACGACAATAGTATATGGCCTACTATACAACTATATCTTAATAATAGTATACAGTCTGCAAGTGATTATACAGTAACAATTACTTCTAATCAAACTATTGTTGAATTTAGTGTACCCAATCCATTGGAAGACACCGTTGTTGAAATTTTATTATTGAGTGATCAAGTTAGTCCAACTGCATATTATCAAATACCAACTAATCTAAATAACAATCCATTAAATGGAGATATTACAGTAGTCAATGTTGGTGATATTAGAGGACAATATCAAAGTATTTTCTACAATAATCCAAACACAACAGGTACAATATTTGGTTCTAATAACTATCGTGATTTAGGCAATGTAGTGCCATATGGTAACGCTATTATACAAAATAGTGCAAGTTTAGTATTACCTGGCACATTCTTGCGTAAACAAAATCACAATTTATTTAATGCATTATTGTTTAATAGTAGAGAATATGTTACCTTTAAAACATTGTTAGTAGATACGGTTAATTCTACTGATTACAATTTTGCAACACCTGCGTCAACAATGTTAGATGATGCATTAGATAAAATTTCTGCATCTAAAACAGATAGTAATTCATTCTTTTGGAGTGATATGTTGCCAAGTAAAGCGGCATACATTATCAACTCATACAGTTTTGCAAATGCATTAGATACCAGTATATATCCTTTAAGTCAAATATACAATTTTGCGACCGCAAACTATAATAGTGTTTTGGTTTATTTAACCAACTCATCCGGAATAGTAACACAATTAATACGTAACACCGATTATACGGTGAGTACTGACACTCCGTCATTAACAATTACAACGGATTTGGTAGCCGGTGATCAAATTACTATTAAAGAATATAATCAAACATATGGTAACTATGTTCCAAATACGCCGACTAAGTTAGGATTATACCCAGCAACAATTCCATCAGTTACATTAGATAGTAATTACAATCAACCTACATATTTTATTGTAGGACACGACGGATCATATACTAAATTATACGGCGACTACATAAATGGTAGTTTAGTTGATTTTAGAGATCAGGTTTTATTAGAGTTTGAAACTCGTATATATAATAACTTAAAACTAAGTAATACCATACCAATACAGGCATATGAAGTATTACCTGGCTTCTTCCGAGACACTGATTATAGCTATGATGAAATATTAGAAATTTACTCTAGTAGTTTCTTAAATTGGGTTGGTCAAAATAGAATTAATTATAAAAAACAATTTTACAATTCTACTAATCAATATACATATAACTACAATCAATCTGGTAATAAGATAAATGGCAGTGTTATCCCGCAAGGTTATTGGAGAGGTATATATGAATACTTCTATGACACTAGTAATCCAAATACTAGTCCTTGGGAAATGATTGACTACAAAAATATGCCTAGTTGGTGGACAAGCCGATATGGTGCCGCACCGTATACAAGTGATAACTTAGTATTGTGGGGCGACCTATCACAGGGTATTGATTGGAATGACGGTAACCCAGTTGTAATACCAAAAGCAATTAGACCAGAATTATTAGAAGTATTACCAGTAGATAGTGCAGGCAATTTAGTATCACCGTTTAATGCTATAGTAGGTAACTATAGCAACACCTCATTTAATCGTGATTGGAAAGTTGGCGATGTGGGTCCGGCTGAGTTCTCGTATCGTAGAAGCAGTAGTTGGCCTTTTGACCTGATGCGTATATTAGCACTAACTAAACCAGCCGAGTTCTTTAACTTGGGTGTTGACGTAGACAATTACAAATACAATGAAGAATTTAATCAATATCTAGTTAATGATAGAAGCCATTTAGTATTAAGTGACATTCAAATATACGGAAGTGGTATTGCTAAGACCAGCTATATCAATTGGATTGTTGACTTTGAAAAACAAGTAGGGGTAGATGCAACTACTAACATTACTACTTTATTAAAGAATTTAGATGTACGATTAGTATATCGTCTTGCAGGGTTTAGCGATAAAACTTTATTGAAATTTTATGTTGAAAAATCAACAGCTAATAGTAACAACAGTAGTTTATTGATCCCGGATGAGAGTTACCAAGTATTACTATATGATAACCAACCGTTTGACCGTATTGTATATAGCGGAGTAGTGATTCAACTAACAGATAACGGTTATTATAAGGTATATGGCAATAGCCAAACCAATGCATATTTTAATGTGTTATTACCAAAAATCAACGGTAGTTATGATAGAGTATCGGTTCAAGGTTTGAGTGTACAAGTAGCTAAAGATTACTATACCACACCTACATTGATTGCATATGGTACAGAATTTTATAGTGTGCAAGAAGTAGCACAATTCTTAGAAAGTTATGGTAGATATTTAGCAAGTCAAGGTGTATTATTTGATCAAATAGAATCTGGATTAAAAGTGAGCTGGAGACAAATGGTTGCTGAATATTTGTATTGGGCTCAATCTGGATGGGAAACTGGTAGTATAGTTAATATAAATCCAGCTGCCGACCTAATATCTATTAACAAAGATAGTTATATTGTACAGCCATTAACACTGCAACAACAAAATTTTGTATTGAATCAAAATTTATATCCAATACAAAGTGTTGATTTGAGCATTGTTCGTGATGGTACCTTATTCACAGCACAGCCGTTAAATCAAGGTGATACTGTTGCATACGGTCAATTCAATATTAGTAATTTTGAACACGGTATTGTATTTGATAATATTACATTATTTGGGGATGTGATTTATAATCTAGTTACCGGTCTACGTCAAAACCGTATTATCTTGCGTGGAACAAAAACCGCTGAATGGAATGGTACAATAGATGCTCAGGGCTTTATTCTTAATCAAGATAATATACTTGAATGGAGTAAAGAAGTCAAGTATACTACCGGATCTATTGTCAAATACAAAAACAAATACTGGATTGCTATTAAAATTATTCAAGCAAAAGAACTATTTGATGAACGTGATTGGAAACAAACAGATTATAACGAAATACAAAAAGGTTTGTTACCAAATACAAGTACCCGTTCATACGAAAGTACATTGTATTATGATGTAAACAAAACTAACTTAGAAAATGATGCTGACTTATTAAGTTTCAGTTTGATTGGTTATCGTCCACGTGATTATTTGGCTCTTGCTGACTTAACCGACATTACACAGATTAATGTTTACAAAAACTTTATTAAGAATAAAGGTACATTGAATGCAGCCAGCGCCTTTAAGGGTGCTAGTTTACCTCAAGGTGGTATTGATTATGATATCTATGAAAACTGGGCTATCAAGTCAGGTGAATTTGGGGGCGTACTGAACAGTAATTTTGTTGACTTTAAACTAAATGAAACATTATTAACCGGTAATCCAAGTATTGTTGGACTAACAAACGGAGTGTATACAGACGGAGTACAGCAAGAAGTACCGTTGTATAGCTTGTATAATTATGGACGCCCAATAACTAATACAAACGTACTTCCGTTATTACCAATTGATACACCTACACAATTATTCCCTGATGCAGGTTATGCTAATTTTAATGATATGCGAATTGCGGCATATTATTATTCTAACTTATCAACTAGCACTGCACCTAGCGGAGAAGTAATTCCTATATCAAACTTATATGTAGGACAGTATGTTTGGTTAGCTAACTACCAAGGTACTTGGGATGTAATGACTCCTATAAGTTTGGGTCAAGTGATATTTGCGAAAAACAATTTAAATGGTACAGTTACTATAGTATTCAATACTCCCCATAACTTATCAAAATATCAACCGTTTGCAGTTGTGAATTTTAATGATTCATTGAATGGTTATTATGTTGCTAATACCATAGTTGATCCACATAGTATTTTAGTTAATGTTACGTTAGATCCGTCTATTACTTCTATTACAGGACAAGGTATTGGTTTTAAGTTTCAATCACAGCGTGTTGATAATCCAAGTGATATTATTAATTTACCATTATTGAATAATGAATTTGTAAAAAATAAAGTATGGGTAGACACTAACAATGATGGTAGTTGGGCTGTATATCGCAAAGATATTAATTATAGTTATGCTTCTGAGTTAACTAAAGCAGGGTCACAATCATTTGGTAATGCAGTTGCATATACTGATGGTCTAGGATATTTAATAAGCGATGCAGATGCTGGTATTGTATATCGTTATGTGTTTAATGAATTATTTCAAGTATATCAATTAACACAAACATTAACTGGAAGTGCATCATTTGGTGCAACTATTGCTTATAGTGATGATATATTTGTTATATCACAGCCAACAGGAGCAACTACCGCTGATAGAAAAATAAACATTTATCAATTGATTATTACTACTGCAGTAGATGAATTACAACTATTACAAACTGCAATTGAAGCACCTGCGGGTGTAACAAATTGGGGTAGTGCGTTAGCAATATCCGGAGACAAAAATTGGTTATATATTTCAGACACAGCCAATAATAGTGTTCACGTTTATTTCAAATCAGCAATCACTGGTAACTATATAGCTAGTTATATTATAGACGGAGATGCATTGGGTCTAACTACATCAGGTGATAATTTTGGTTATTCATTGTCAACTGATTATTACGGTGATACTATTGTAATTGGAACCCCTGATAAAGATTATGATATTAATACGGGCAATTGGGGCTATACATATGTGTTTGCTAGAACAGTACAAAATTTTGAAGCGCAATACTCTAGTACTACAGGAGTACCGCAACCATTAACTTTATCTTGGACTCCTGCCACAGTAACACAAACGGCAACAGCAACTGATGCCTCAACAGAAAGAATTACAGTTACAAGTTCTGCTGGTTTTAGCGTAGGTGATCCTGTAGTATTCTCTGGGACTTTATTATCATCCGGAGCAATTTCAGCCAATATAGTATATTATGTGTATGATAAACCAACAGGTACTACATTTAGAATTGCGGCAACACGTGATGCATTAGCTCCAATCAATTTAGTTACTGATACAGGTAGCATGACTTGTACTATACAGACAACTCCGTTATTAATTAATGTTAATGGTACAGCACTAACTGATAATAATTATGCAGTTATTGGATCAACATTATACGTATACAGTGCATTAAATGCAGGTGATATTATCAATGTTAGTGGTAATAATATAGTATTGGCTCAAACATTAACGTCTGAGACTACACCGAGAGCAAATGTTCAGTTTGGCAAGAGTATAGACACTACCACATACGCTACTGAAATCTTAATAGGTGCACCTTTTGAGCTTAATAGTCAAAATCAAGAAGGTGCGGTCTATCGTTATACTAATGGTGGCGGCAAGTATGGTATGATTGTTGGCTCTACTGACTGCGCTATTACAACTAGTAGAACTATTTTGATAAATGGATATGCAGTTACATTAACTGCAGGTGATGCAACACTAGCAACAGCAATCATTAATAATGCACGTATTACTAACGTTCAAGCTGCCGCACAAAACGGAAAATTAATTATTAGTTTAATAGATACCGCATTGGCTTCAGTGAATGACAAATTAAATGTAACTGCGTTGAACGTTGCAACTTGGGCAGAGTTAGGTTTTAATACTTACACACAAACGCAAGTAATTAATGATCCGCACATTCAAAGTACAACACAATTTGGAAACACCGTTAAGTTTAATGAATTTGATTCATTTATTGTAAGTGCACCTACTGCAACTAGATATGAAGCAACAACATTTGATTCATCTGATGATGAGAACTATGATAATGACACCTTGTTTGATAACAATGCCACTCAGTGGGTAGACACTAGTGTAAATGCAGGTGCTGTTTATATGTATGATTATCTATCAATATATAATGAAAGTTTGCTCAATACCGGCAACTTTGTATATGCTCAAAGTGTTAATGATATTAATGAAACATATGGTAGTCAACCTCTATACGGTCAAGCATTAGAATTTAATGCATCTCAAGTTGTTGTAGGAACTCCAAACTTTAAACCAGGTATTAATAATGGACAAATTACAACATATATCAATGATAGTGGTCAAGTTGATTGGAGCGTTTATAGAAATTCTAACCCAGTTGTTGATTCAGGTAGAATACAAAATATACAATTGTATAGTGCGTTAACAAACAATACACTAGACAACTTAGATTATATTGATCCGTTGCAAGGTAAGATATTAGGTTCGGTAAGACAAAATATTGATGTAGTATCTAATATTG